TTATATCTTCTGTAATATCAACATCACCTTCAACAAATAATGCTTTACTAGAAGAGTCATTGTTCCTAATGTCCAAATTTCCTTGAATCAAAACAGAATCTGAAACAGTTAGTCTATCGCCATCAATTGCAGTAATTGTTTGTGTGTCGATGTTGGCAACAATGGTTGCTGTTGCAGTATCAGTAACAGCAGTTGTTACAGAATCATCGGAAGTGGATGTAACTGCTTTAAATTTGTCTTCACCTTCATTCCAATAAAAGAATGCAGAATCAAGTGCGGCTCCTCTGTTGATAAAAATACCAGCGTCAATGTCTCCGCCAGAGGAGTTTCTATTGAGTTCTAGTAAATTATCTTCAATTTGCATCACTGTTGCATTGATTTCAGTTGTTGTGCCTTTTACTTCTAAGTCATCATTGATAATAACTTTGCCTGTGCCATTTGTTTCAATTGTTAGATCGCCATTTGTTACTGTATTGGTAATTGTTGATCCTGAAAGTGTTATGTTAGATAGTGAAGCACCGCCTAGTTTGTCATATATTTCGTTGAAGTTGTCATTAATTTTATCAAAAGCCGTTCTTAATGGATCACCTGTGCCATCATTGGCCGCTGATCCTATGTTGATTGATTGTTGTGTCATTTATGTTGTCTCCTCTGGCTGTGTATTTAACAAATTTTTTTATAAACCGGAAGTAAATATAATAACATGTACATCAAGACTACCACGTCCATTAGATTACATCAAAGAAAATCCAAACTTGATAATATTCACAACTACAAAAGAAGGCACACTGTGTATCATTTTGCATGTGATGAATGTGGGCAACAGTTTATACGTGAGGCATCTAAAGTGCCACAACAGCGGGCTTCAAATGCATTTAATCATGTGTGTTCAGAATGTGATGTGCATCGTTTTGCACAAAAAACTGGAGTTAGAATGCGTAGGATATACAAAATTGATGCAAGTTCAACAAAGGTAAAACTTTAATTGCTGTAGATGTCTAAGTTCCAGGCACCGTTGCCAAATATACAAGTTGCAAGACTTCTTCTTGGTTCAACTGAATCACCAGCACCAAAAGGTGTTGTAAACAGTTTCCATGCATAGGTAGGCAACACATCGCCATCATCTGGATTTCTTACTTGTGATATAGTAACAGTGGTGTTTGCAACAGATCCAGCCACAGAATCTCCACCTGCAATAATAAAGTGCATGATTTGTCCTTCTGTGCCAGCGGCTAATGTGTAATTTTGTTCACCAGCTGCCAAAGAATGAACTGTTTTGGACAGTGATAAGGCAGTGGTGGATGTTGCCAAATCATCTTGTGGCGTAAACACTGTGGCCCCCGAAACGTCTATATTTCCTGTCACGCTTACTCCAGTGTGTATTACTCTAAATCTTTCTGATAAAGACGCTCCATCATGTGTTTTAAAAAACAATGTATTTGATGTGCCTGATGTGCCATCCATCATAAATTCTGCTCTTACATTGCCGCCTGATTGTTGGAAACTAATACCAGGTGTGTTTGCGTCTGCAGTTCTTTGTAGTGTTACTTTTGCCGCGGCAGTTTTTACGTGCAGGGAAGTATCGGGCGAACTTACTGATCCTATACCTACCTGTCCACCTGCTTTCAATAAAATGTCGCCTGTGCCATCGTTCTCTATTGTGATGTCTCCGTTTGTGCCATCTGCAATTTTAATGGTTCCTGAGTTTGTTCCACTGTTGGTGCTTAGTGTTAGATCACCTGTGCCCTGTGTTGTAATCTCTGCGTTAGTGTCTGCCGCTCCAACGATTACACCAGTCGCTGTGGTTTCAAAGGTTTTGGTGTTGTCGTGATAAAGTTCAACTGCTCCATCGGCAATGCCCTTAACCATAGTTTCTGTGCCAGTGTCCTTGGAAAGTATGACATTGTTGTCACTCTGTAGGAAAAGGTTTCCTGTGCCTGTTTCTCTTACAATTGAATGACTGCCATTATGAAATATTTTTAGATCGCCGCTGTCACCAAGTTGTATTTGGTCACTGTCACCCATAATTATATTTCCATCAACATTTAGATTTTCGTTGATATTAATTTGTGTCGAATCTGATGTAGAGATACTTGATTCTGAAAAAGTAATGTTGCCTGTAGATGCTATTCCGGTCAATGCTGACCCATCTCCACTGAAAGATGTTGCTGTAAGTGTGCCAGTAACTTCAACATTTTCTGCAATACGCACAAGTGTAGAACTATCCGCTTTTATAGTTCCAGTGAGTATCAAATTGTCATCAATAATAACGCCTGTTGAATCATCTGACTTTATAATATTTGTAACAAGATCACCATCAATAACAACATTGCCTGTTCCATTTGGTGATATTGTGATGTCTGTGTTTGTAAATGTAGAGCTAATTGTATTTCCGCTGATGTCAATTGCTTTGCCTGTTGAATCTTGACCAGCCAAATCATAAAGTTCATCAAAATTGTTGTTGACCTTTTCCATGGCGGCACGGAGTGTGTCACCAGTTCCTGTGTTTATTCCTGTGCCTACGTTGATTCTTTGTTTGGACATTGTGATTATTTATTTGCTTAAATATTATGATGAATGTTTATCTTTCACAGTTTTGTATAGATACTCCTGAAGGATCCGCTAGAGAATTTTTGTATTTTCCATATAGTGTTGGAGTTATTTGGTCATATGCATTAACCAAAGCAAAGATCAGACAGAATATGCAACTAAAAGAATTTTTAATAAAGAAGGAGAACATACAGGATGTTGTTGAGGGACTAGATAATCCTGCTATTTTTGGATTTAATTCTGTTGTTTGGAATCATGAATACAATTTAAAGTTAGCACAATGCGTTAAAGAAAGGTATCCAAACTGTGTGATAATTTTTGGAGGAGCAAGTGTCAAATATCAGGATGAAGAGTTTTTGAGACAATATAAATTTATTGACTATGCAATTTATCGTGAAGGTGAAATAGCATTTAGCAATTTGTTATTACACACGCTAGGAGAAGATTTAGATAACAGTGGCATTGGCTATATAAAAGATGGAAAATTTATTACAGCACCAGCAACAAGAATGGCTGACATAGATGATATTCCAAGTCCATATACAACCGGATTGTTTGACTATCTAGTAGAAAAGTATGAAGGCACTAACGTTGTTTTGAACGCTGTAGTTGAAACCAATAGAGGTTGTCCTTTTGGTTGTACATTTTGTGATTGGGGCAACGGAGCTTTTGGTAAAATTAAAAAAGGTGGTATGCACAGAGTGAAAGGCGACTTCGAATGGTTGGCCAAAAAGAAAATTGAATACATTACTAATGCAGATGCAAATTTTGGTATATTCAAAGATAGAGATGTAGAAATAACAAAATATATGATCGAACTTAAAAACAAATACAATTATCCTCAAATTTTTAATACATCATGGAACAAAGTTTTTTCAGTACAGATGGTTGAGATAGCCAAAATGCTTAGTGAGGCCGGAATGATGAGAAGGTTCATGGGATCTTTTCAATCTCTAAATGAACTTACAAATAAGTCAATAAAAAGGAAAAATATTTCGATGGACAATTTTTTCCAAGTATATGAAGCCTGCAAAAAAAATAATATTACAATCAGTACAGAGTTTATGTTGCCTTTACCTGAAGAAACTTATGATTCATTCATGGACACACTTGAAAGATTTTACGAAGCAGACATTAACACAGTTGTTAATATATTAAGTATTTTGCCTAACTCTGAGATGAATGATCCCGAATATAGGAAAAAATATGGCTTAATCACGCAAATGTCTCCTGTGAAAGATTCGCCATATGCTACAGAATATCACGAAATGGTGATTGGTACTAACACTATGTCAGTAGAAGAATTTGAGAAAGCAAATATAATTAGATTTTTGTTAGAAGTTTTGCATGCCGCTGGATTTTGTGACATAATTTCAAGATTTATTGCAAAACAAAAAATGTGTAAAACTACAAAAATTTATGAAGACCTTTATGACTATTTTCTTTTTAGACCAAAGTCAGTTCTATATAAGCATTTCATTATACTTGTTGATAATGTTAAAAAGCAATTTGTACAAAAAATGCAAGGCACACAGATCAAATGGCCGATGTTTTCTGACATTGGAGATAAAAATAGAAAAAAATTATATCAAGAACTGAAAGAATTTGTAGCATCATATGGATTTGAAGAAAGTATATGTAATGATGTTATTATATTGCAAAATGCCAAACAAAAACATTTTGGTCAAAAAGAAAATTATGATATAACCACCAGTTGTAACATATATGAATACATTGCAAATGACGAGCCTCTAAAGGAAGGTAGAAATGTGTACCATATTTCAAACGGTGGCGTGGATAAAAAACATAAGGTTTACAGCGACTTCATGATATCATGCAGGTTCAATCAGAATTGGCAAACTAAAGTTGAAAATAAAAGTTATTTGACTGAAAAACTTGTGCCACAGCCACAACTAGAGTGTGCGTTGGGATTGTCATAGGTGAAATAGGAACCAAATATTTCTTGTTTGTAATCAATTTTAGTGCCTAAAACAAACATTTCACAGCGTTCATCCACCAGCACTTTTACTTCTCCGAAGGCTAATTCGTGGTCACGGTCCTTTTTTTCTTCGGTTACATCCATTTGATAGTTGAATCCAGCACATCCGCCACCTTTGACGCCAAATCTGATGTATGGTTTATTGTTAGATTCACAAACCTCTTTCATTTTTGCAATAGCAGGAACGGTCACTTCAATCATAATAATATTTACATGCCGAGATATAGTCTACCATCTTCACTAATATATTCTTGTGTCCAGGGTGGAGTGAAGGTTAGTTGCACTCTCACAGGAGAATGTCCTGCTTTCGTAACGGCTTGTTGAACCCATTGTGGCATCTCGCCAGCAACAGGACAGTTAGGTGCTGTCAGAGTCATTACTACGTCAGATGAGTTGTCCTCATTGACTCTTAGATCATATATTAGTCCAAGTTCAAAAATATCAATTGGGATCTCAGGATCATAAACTTTCCTTAATTCATCTACAATATAAGGATATTTTTTTTCAATTTGATCTCTGTCAATCATGATCGGTTGATCTGACACCACGAACTTCAGGAATGTAATGCTTCATCATATTTTCAATGCCTGACTTCAAAGTTGCTGTAGAACTTGGACATCCTTGACAGGCTCCTTGCATTTCCAACCATATCCATCCATCTACATATTCATTGAATATTATGTCTCCGCCATCCATTGCAACAGCGGGCCTTATTTTAGTATCAAGTAATTCTTTGATCTTTTTGACCACATCAGAATCAGTGCTTTTTATAGCGTGTTTATCTTCAACAACAGTTTTTTTATACTGCTGTTCCATAATTAAAGGATCATTGGTTGTAAACTGTTCAATGATTGCCCCCATTATAGCAGGCTTCAGCATAGTCCATGTTGTTGAATCACTTTTACTGATTGTTATAAAGTCTTCGCCATAAAAAACACTTTCTACGCCTTTTATTTCAAAAAGTTTTTGTGCTAACAATGAATTACCAGCACTGGTTTTGTCTTGATAGAACTGCGTGCCTTTTTCCATAACAGTCTTTCCAGGAAGGAACTTGAGTGTTGCAGGATTAGGCGTTGGTTCTATCTGAACAAACATTATGCTTCCAGTAGTCTAGATTCAATAAATTTGTAGTTGATCAATTCATTGATTACTCTAGTTAGATGTTCTTTACGATCATTTTTGTAATCCAAATAATATGAGTGTTCCCACACATCAAATGCCGCAAGAATATCAACATCTTCGCCAACAGGATTATCCGCATTGGGATAAGTTTTAAATTTTAAATCTCCTTTTTCAAGAACTAGATATACCCAACCAGAGCCAAATCTTTTCATGCCTGCATCAATAAATGCTTCTTTGAATTTGTCCATTGAGTCAAAGTCGTCTTCAATTTTATCTTGCAATTCTTGTGACGGCTCTTCGTAGTCTGGAGTTAATGATTGGAAGTATATTATATGATTAAAATTTTGTCCTGCGTTGTTGAATATTGCTTGATCGTTATCTCTTGAGTCAATAATAATTTGTTTTAGACTTTTATTTTCATATTCTGTTCCTTTAATAAGATCATTTAGTTTATCAACATATCCGGAATGATGCTTTCCATAGTGTAAGTCAATAGTATCTCGGCTTATTACAGGCTCAAGATCTTTCCGATCATATGGCAAATCCATTAGCATAAACTTACCACCGTTGACGTTTACGTCATCTGCTACTTGATCTAGTTTCATTATTTCTTTTTTGGTCTACCACGTGTTTTCTTTTTGGTAGTTTTTTTAGTTGTTTTTTTTGTGGCATTTATTTTTTTTGTTTTCTTTGGTGTTGTTGTCGATTTAGTAGTGACAGCCGCTGAAGCAGTTACACTTGCCGGATCACCAAATATTAGTTTCATAAGTCCCATTGTTTGAGTCTCCTCTTTTTTATATTATTATACTTATTTTTTGGTAAACTGTCAATATTAGATGATCCCATATTGTTCAGCCAACATGGATGATGCAAGATTCTTGGCTTTAGATTCGCATTGGATATCAAACAAATCACCGAATGGTTTTAGCCAATCATTGGTTGGCTTATGCCAATAGTAATCTGAATGTGCCCTGATTGTTGCCCTATTTTCACCTTGTGTAAAAAGATCCTCACGATCTAATAACTTATGTGCGTCTACCTTGTTTTGTAACGACTCTCTAGGTTGTGAGTAGTGCATTGCAGGTCGAACTCCACGCCATGAATTGATAATTCTTTTTATCCTATCGTCATCCACGCTGATCCATTCACCACAGTTTACCCAATGATGATGTATATCAAACACCAAAGCCACGTGTTTTTCCAATTCTAATATATCATCCAATCCCCATTTCATTTCTTCGTTCTCAATAGTAATTGTATTTCTGGCTTCTGGTGTTAACTTCGGAAGGACATCTATTATGCCTTGTGGTCCACGTTTGCCTGATATATGCACATTAATTTTAAAGTCTTGGAATGTTTTGCCATATCCCATCCAACGTGCCATGCTGACATGATACTCAAATTCTTCAATACTACGTTTAATAATATCATCTGACTCAGATGCTAACACAGTAAACTGTCCTGGGTGGAAGGATATTCTTACTCCAAGACGTCTTGCTGTGTCGCCAACTTCCGCAAAGTGTTTTTCACAATATGCTATTACATCAGGCTTGGACCAAAAATATTTCCATGTGGCCTCTGTGGCAACAGGAAGCACAGGCGAACTAAGTCTACACATACGCAATGGTTTCGATAATGCTCCTGTGTATTTTATCAATTCATGTATGGAAGATATGTTGTGTTGCATCAGTTCCCATAGTCTTTCTTCTGCTTGATCCTTGTGTTCATTGAGCCAACGCACTGTGGTTGCTCTACAATTATATGGCTGTTCAGTTTCTTTAAGAACTTTTGGTTTAAGTGTGCGATCAGGATGTATATATTTGCAACAGAAACCTAAACGCATAATTTACTATAACATTACTTGATTAATTGTCAAGGTGAAATGTCAAATCCTTCTGGAAACAACTCGTCCACAGTTGATACCAAACCATTTTTTAAATTGATAAATGGGCCAAATACTCCCACTGTGCCAAGTTCAGGCCTTCCACCGTTGAACCATTTACCATCTCCTAATAACGATAATTCATGCATGGTCCTATGCCATTTGTTAAAACTTGTGATATCGTCATTTATTATGTTGCTTATGGCAATCTTCTCTTTATTGTTTCTGCAAAAGACTTTTTCACTGCGTGATTCATTTATTTTTACATTTGACATAGTTGCCTGCAACGCAGTTCCGTCAAATTTAGTAAACATTTTTGAGGGGAAGGCACCATGTCCGTCCAACCTACCTGCATTAAGATTATAAAAATGTTCATACTTTTCCTCTCCTAAACATACTTTGTTCCAATCCGCATAGGGAACATATTTTTCAATTGCATGTTTTAACATATGTGCCTGTTTAGAACACACTTGTGGATCATCGTAAAAAAAATTACACCAATCACTTTCTTTATTATCCTCGTATTTTATTTCTACATCTAAAAAATAAACAAACCATTGTCCTTTGTAATACATTATTCTTGGCTTATCTATCCCTTGTAGGTCAACAGTTTTTCCATTGCCTTTATATAGGTCTGTATTTTCTAGCCAATGATTAAGACGGAAATGAAATGCTGTTTTATTATTAGTTTTGTCAGCAAGATCCTCAAACCAATATGGATTGGAGTAAAAATTATGATAATCACCATAAGTTGGTTTAACTATTTTTATATTTGTTTTTTGTAATTTATTTTTATAATGTTTTAAAAAAGGAATAGCATGTTGGTTAATCTCATAATCAGCATCTTCTATGCCAGACTTTAGGACAATAACTTCATCTACATGTATATCATTTAGTATAAATGATTCAAGGACAGTTCTACTGTCACAACCTCCCGAATAAAAAATCCTTACAGTATCATACTTTTGGCGCAAGTACAGGGCATGAGATTTACATAGTGATGACCAACTTTGTTTAGGCTCATTGTGTAGTCCATAGTCTGTTAAAAAAGTAGGAATATTAAAATGAATTGGAGCGCCAGTGTTTATGCTGTGTTGGACTGCGGTAAGTTTGTTACAGGTAGATAATTCTCCACAGGTGAAGTAAAATGCATTGTTTTTAAACATTGAGATATATATCTTTTATCTCAGGATTGGAGATAGCGTAAGATATATTTTTAACAACAGTGTCTACGTCCATTGTACTAGGCGGATATTCATATCCTTTTGTGTGTCTATGCATTTTAGTTTTCACCCTTCCTGGATGCACCGCACAAATATTAAAAAGTTCTGCGTCCTCACAGTGCCGAAGAATATCAAAAAATATTTTTAAACAGTGTTTGGAAAGTCCATACATAGGATCTAAATTCTTTACCCTAGTTGTTACCATTGAACCAACGTATATAATATGTCCTTTATTATTTTGTTGGATATATTTTTTTGTTAGGAAAATATTATTAAGAAAATTAGTGTTCATTACACTGCAAATATCATCATGGCTAAATGAGGTCAGTTTATCTCTTATGCCAAGCAAAACTCCAGCATTAAGAATTAAAACATCCTGATTAGACAGATCTAATGTATCAAAGTTTTGCAAGTTCGAAAGATCAAAATTATCACGATTAACTGTTTTAATTGTGTGACTGGCAAGATGTTTACACAACGCATGTCCAATGCCACTAGTTGTACCTGTGATAGTTATGTTCATTTTATTTCTATAACAGCGGGATCTTTGATCCAGTCGTGAAATGTATCCCCAGCTAAAGCACTAATTCTTACACGGTAGCCAGTATGGTGACTAATATTTGCTGTGCCATGTGGATATTTTAGAGCGGGCCAAGCCAAAATCCAACCAGCTTTCCAACCTGTAATGTTTGTGTTCCCCCATATCATAAACTCCCCTGGCCACCAATCAGTTAGAAATATTAACATTCTATATCCATTTTTTATGACTTTTTTTGCATCTAGTCCACTACTTGCTAGGATATCCAAATGATATGGAATATAATGACATGACTTTTGTTCAGTAATAAAGATTTGTTTCTTTTCTTTTTCAAAGGGCACCATCTCAGCCATTTTTTTAATCATTGGTGTGTTTTCATTAGGTACCATCTTCCCATTGAATTTGTGGAAATCATAACCAAGATTCAACCATTCTTGCACCTGCATCTTTGTATATTCATTTTCCATATCTACAAAGGCTTTTTGTTCTGTAACAAAATGTTCCAATTCATGTTGCCATTCCCCAGTAAATTTAGGTTTAAAAATAATATCATTATCATCAGGAGCGTCATGGTCGAAATGATATAAATTTTGTTTTTTTGCAAAGTTAAACAAAGGCGTTTTTATAGTTTCTGACATAGATTTTTATCCTCCTCAGTTACATTTTTTTGAATAGTATCTACAACATAATCCATTTCATTCTTGGTTAACCATGGATGTGCTGGAATGCTGATAGCGTGTCTTTTGTAAAAGTCTGTCCATGGAAAGTTTTCATTTTTTTGTTTATCTCCAAACACTTCGGTCTTGGCAAAATTATATGTGTAATGCAACTGGCACTCGATGTCTTGTGCCAACAATTTGTCTCTAAATTTATACTTGTCCTGTACAAAAATAACGTACTTGTGATAGTTTGGAGTTGTATATGAAGTGGTTGGCCTGATTGCAATTTTTTCGTTATTAAAACACTTGTCATAATGATCAAAAACATTTCTCCTTTTGATTTGCCAGTCAGAAAACCGTTCCAAACTGGTCAACACCTGTGCAGCTTTGTCTTCCTGTGGTTGACTGTTGATGCCTATTTCTTGAATACTGGTGCCAACATCTCTATTTTTGTATCCATTCCTCCTCATAAGATAAATTTTTTGTGCAAGATTGTCATCGTCACAAAGTATAGCTCCGTATGTCCCAAAGATAGGACAGTTCTTATTGGTTGAAAAACTAATTATACTGGCTTCGCCTAACTTAACATTTTGTACCCCTTTGTATAAAGTTCCGAAACTTTGAGCGGAATCATTTAACACAGGCACATCAATGTTAGATATTTTATCATAATCGAAACTATCACCATACAAACCAGTAACAAGCAAATGATCAATTGGTCTATCTATTTGGACACTTTGTTGTCCGTGTCTATCAATATCAAAGAACACGGGTTGAGCCTGCAATGCCATTATTGGCATGACTGTTGCTGGACAAGAAAAATTTGTGCATCCAACTTTATCGCCTGCTTTTACTCCTTTTGCCATTAACATTAATTGTATTGCTGATGTGCCGCTATGGGTCAAAAATGCATGTTTACGTCCAGTCATTTCGCATAATTTTTGTTCAGCTTGAAGACAAAAATCTCCTTCGAAATGTGTCGTTCCTTGATATATTTGTTTTAGTCTAGCGTCAAGCGTCACTTGTATATCGTTGTAGATTCTATCAGTGCTTACAATTTTTATCAATCGTACAATCCCCAACTAATGGCACCTTGTTGCGATCTTTCCAGATCGTTAAAATCAAATGAACTTATGATGAAAGATTTTGATGTTATCCAATTTTTGTAATCTGGAGATAGTATCGCCGAACTTAGTAATAATCTAATAGATTGATCATGGTTTTTAGTAAGCCAATAAGCATGTTGCTGGATATTTTTATATTCGTAGTGTGTTAGCACATCTTTCATTGGCGTAATATTTTGCATTCCAAAATCGTCAGTGACAGCAAAACATGATCCTTCTGGAAGTTTTTTAAGTTTAGACATGCTAATTGCAATGTAATCTATTTCTCCAGAAACAAAACCAAGCACCAAATCTCCACTGTTTCTATAAGGGATAGGCTGTACCTCTTTGCCCAAAGCTTCTTCCAAACTAATGAATATATCAATAGGCCATGATGCACTATGTCCTATTTTAATTTTTGTAGCACCAAACTGATTGTATTTTGTAGAACAAAACACCACAGGTGCAGTATATTCCAACACGCCGAATGTGGATTTAGTAGGTTGTAAATTTTCTTTAATGTTAGCACTATCAATCCATGGCATAATGACTGGTTCTTTTGCTGTCCTAAACAATTGGGCCGCTTTGCTCAAATTGCCTGCGTTTATTAAATTAACTTCATATCCCATATCCACAAGTGTGTCATGCATTAGCATTGATCTTGTATGGAACGTTCCGCCAGCTTTTCCACTGACTATAATATTAATAGTATCAGCCACAGCACTTAAACTGAACATCAACATTAACATCAAATAATATATTTTTTTCATTATCAATGTCTCCTAATAAAAATGCTAGTGTGGATTCCACATACGGCTCGGCCTGCCCATTTAAGCACAGAGGTCGATGTTTGTGCCGACGTCATTGAATATGGCGTTGCAAATTTATTTATCAAGTCAAAATATTATAACTAACAACTATTATTGATTCAAGTTTTTTCTGTATTAAAAAAATAAAAATAAACGGAAGTAAGTCATACTGTCTGAAACACCATCCAAACACACTTGCAATTGTTAAACATAAAAAATAATAAAAATATTGTCCTGATAATGAGGCCACAAAAAATACCGAAAACAGTAAAACAAAAATTATAACAAACTTTACATAATCCTTGCTGTAGGATAAAAATTTATGCAAATAACCACTAAGTGGCCAACTTACCATAAGTCCTATAAACATTGAAAGAAATACACTTATGGCAATGATATAATGTATATGTAAGTCAAGTATTACCCTCCAGTTTATTTCCAACAAATTCATTTCTACAATTGACAGTAATAGTGCTTCTGAACCTGTGATAGGGATTCCAAGTATTAACAGTGGCAACAACGTAACTAAAATTGCACTATTATTAGATGCTTCTACACTTATTAGAGACCTATAACTTGGCCCTTTGTTTGTATCAATAGATTTAGAGACTCGATGCGACAAATTTGTTGCTAAAACAGTTGATACACCAGGCACTAGCCCGCATATACATCCTATTGATGTGCCCAACATACTAAATTTAAAATTTTTAATAAACAACAAGATATCACTTTTATAATTGGTTTTTACACGTTTTGCAATTGCAAAATTATATTGTGTAAAAATGTGTGGAATAACAAGCAATCCTATTATCACAGGAAAAATAGGAACGCCAGTTTGTAGGTTTATATCACCAAACGACAAAAAGTAAGATCCAGTAAATTCATTGAATCCAATCTTTCCTATCAAATATCCAAAACACATGAACAAAAATGTATAATACCACTTGTTTTTGGAAGCAAACAAAAAAACTAACAATGCAAAACTAAACACAATCAATTGGTTCGTTGTTTTGTAAAACCATTGAAATATATCGTCATAGATCGGAAACAAACATACTAAAAATAATAGTGTTAATATGCCTGCACAGAAACTTGATAAACTGGTGCCAATTATCGCTGTGTGTCCTTTGCCCTGTTTTGCCAATGCGTGTCCTTCAATCACAGCAGGCACACTGTTTGCTTCTCCAGGAAGTCCAAAATGTATTGCAGTGACGCTTCCTGTAAATTGAGCTAAGTTAGCTAGTCCAATATAAAAACAAATAAGTCCTATAAGATCTAAATTTATTAGATATGGATACATTACCATCAAAGAAACTAGTAGACCAGTTCCTGGTATAAGGCCTGCAACACTGCCAACCAAACAGCCTAAAATTGTGTTAATTAATGCTGACTCGACCACACGTATCCTGGCTCCATAATTTTTATTTGTTGCTCTTTATAGTTTGGTTGAGTCCAAACATATTCAAATACATGCTCTACGTCATCAATTTTTATTTTATAAACATCCAGATGCTTTGATAGTATTGTCCATATTTTTTGGGGATCTGTTGTTCCGAATGATTTTTTTAGATCGCACTGTCCTATTTTAATAAATCCTAGTGCTAGTTTTGGATCATTTTTATCAAAATTGTTTTTATCTAGCCATTTATAAAATTTATTTTGTTGTTCAGCAAACCAAGGAGCTGTTTTTTCTGTGACATCTCTCGCCCATTCTATGTCAAATTCGCCAGTATAATATTTTAATGCGTTAATAGAAGAACATATTACGTCATCCACATCTTTGCCATCTTCGTCTCTAAACACTTCGATGTGTGTTTTGCCTATTTGTGCCCAATGTAAGTAGATTCCTCCACAAGTTCTATCAAATTTATTTTTTAAAAATAGTTCATAATCAGCATCTAGTAGATCCGATCTAGGTGCCTGTAACCATGTGTTAATTTGCGATGGTCTTTGCCATTCAGGTTCGAACTTTGATTTCCTATAACTTAAAACATAAGATTCAAGTTCATGGCAAAGATCATTTAATTGGCGTATAGCATATTTTGTGCGTGAGTCTGCAACTTTGTAATATTTACTTAGGCCCCATGCTTCGCCTTGAAGATCCTCAAAGTATCTATGCAAACGATTCATTGCATCATGTTTTAGCCTACATCCAGGCGTGGCCATTTCATCACCATCTACATCTTTTCCAATCGGAAGATTTTCATCATACATAACAGTATCTCTAGTAAACCAGTCATCTATTTTGTAATCTTTTAGTCCTGCCATTTGCCATTTGTTGTAACTATTGAATCTATTGATTTGGAATATTGCTTCGTTTATTTCTTTGCAAAGAAAGTCAATATCACGCGGGCTTTCTGTAAACCCCATAAAACAATAATTTTTTTCCAGATGTGCCTTGTTAGATAATAAGTTTTTTAATTGATATTTCCACCTAGAGGCAAAGTCACTTGGATCAATGTCAAAGTGTACATCAATGCAGTCTTCAAAATTTTCAGGATTTCTGTATGTTATGATCATTCAACTGTATATACAGCAGAATTTCTCTCATGTTCCCATATCTCGACTTTGACAATTTTGACTCTACCATCTGTCTTGACATGTATTAAATTTGCCACATTGTCATAAATGTGTTTGCATGATGCTTCGATGCCAGGTCCCCATCCTTTTGTAACATCTAGCACATTAATGTCCATTATGCCTAGTTTATGCATTTCTTTTAGTTTTTCCAGATGTGGATCATCTGATGCTATCAGCACTCTATGATCCCATTCTTTTTCAATCCATGCTTTGACATCTTTCAAATCGCCAAAATCCATTACCCACTGACGTTCATCAAGTTTACCTTCAAATGTGAATTGAATATAACGTCCATAGCCATGCACATAGGCACAATGTCCACCATCACGCCACTGTCTGTGTCCTACAGAAATAGGACCTAATTTTTTTGTTGATTGAAACTTCATTGTATTGTTATATCATACATCCTAACCCGATATCCATTTTGTTTCATTTGCATAATTGCATCACCAAAATCTTTAATGTTATACACAGTGTTCATTTCAAATGGTTTTGTGTATGACACAATAAGAACAATTTCGTTAGGATTCTCCTCCTTTATAGTTCTTATGTTATAATCTGAAGATGGCACAGTCAAGTTTTTTGTTGCTCCTCCATTTTCATATGTATTTGGATAAATTTTTACCGCTCGATCATTTAATATGAATATTTTATAGTATTGTTTGCTTTCACCAAATATATCAATTTGCATATGGTCATTATTAAAGTATTTTCCATTTTTATTAAACACTGCTGAAAAGTCATGACCTTCTGCATACTGTTTGTTAATAGATACCACTGTGCCTGTCGCTTGTGCAACACAAAATCTTTTGCCTTCACGTTCTTCTATTTGGGTGATATATTTAGAGTTGTGAACTATTCCTGGAAAAGTTATCCACTTGAAACTATTAAGTTCACAGTTGTCATTTATGCAAGTTTTTAAGTCATTAACTTGAATAACAACTCCAAGTTCATTTTCTATTAGTTGTTTGGTGGCTTTTAGTTTGGCAATCTCACATGATTGATTCTCTGTTATATCTGGACCAAAGTCGTGTATGCCTACAGCAGTACCAGACCATGCTGATAGTGACCATAGGCACACAACGAGTGTGGTGGTTAATTTACTCAATAATTTCTGATTGAGCAAATACTTCATCGATTTTGCTGGTATCAATTTTTGCAACCTTCGTAGGAGGATACCATTCAGTGCGATCGAATTTTATAAGGACAAATGATCTATAGTTTTGTCCTTCGTTGACCACAACTTTGTTAACAACGATGTAACCACCTATGTCCAATTCATCAATTACTGACTGAGTAATTTTTGTTGTAGATTGAACTGTGTTACCTGACACTACAGATCCATTGTCTTCAATGTATCTTTTAAAATCACCATTGATGTAGTTCTGTAGTTTATCCGCGATCATGACCTTGGCGTCATGAATACCTTTGTCGATAGCAAACTGCATGTCTTCGCTATAACCTGTGGCAACTCCATACACCCATTCATCATCCTTTGGATATTCAAAGAACCATTCGGGAACTTCACTGCCACCACGCAGTTTTACTTCATCAACATTTACCCCTTTGTTAATGTTCTTGTTCAAAGGATTCATTGATGAACAAGCACCAAGCATTAACACTAGAGATACTATTACTAAATGTTTCATGTTATTATTGTATAGTGTAAAGTATAAGTGTCAACCTAGTAATAAAAGGTTGCCCATGAGCCGTTTGGTAATTTACATTTCCTAGCAGGAACTAACAAACCATTGACTGGCACTTGCCATATTCTATTGGCACATAGTAGGCCATCTTTTGATACAAAATAGTCACCTGTTGCTTCATGATAATTTGGATTTGTCCATGACTCACTGGTAATGGTTTTGTTTTTTGCATCTAATACAACTCCAGCATTCATGATATATGGAACTGAAAGTATAACGATAAACATGATTACAGCAAAAATAATATTTTTGATCATACTTTTTTTCCTGCTGTCTTTAGATCTTCTTTTGCAATAACCATGTAAGGGCCTTTATTGTATGCAGGCGCAATCGAATACTGACTGCTAACTTCTAATCTTGCACGATCATCTCTTTTCAATCCAGCCACCCCAGGCTTGGATGACGGAGCATTGTAATAATGACTGCTGACAGTTTTCTTTGGATTATTAAATGTATTTGTATCAGCAAAAGCAGAAAATCCATCAGTGTGTCTTTTTTTCTTGGCCTTAACTCCAAGAGACTCAAGATACTTCGCATATTCAACCTGTGCTTGTCTGTCTCTAGCTGTTAGTCCTTTTGTTTTGCGTTTGCGTGTCGAATTCATGCTCAACTCAGGACCTACAAGATGCATAGTCATAGTATTATTATAAACTAATCTTTATCTTTGTCAACTGATGCTAAAAAGCCATTATCATTGTACAAATTGGATATATCTACACTTTGTTCCCAATTCAATTGGTCTGGATCTACACCGTTCATTTTGCCAAAAAACACCAGTAGTGATCTAATCACTTCGCCAAGTTCTCTAGAATCAATGATTGGATTGATGTCACATCCTGATTCGTGTGCATATTCTAGTAATAATTCTACAGCATCAAAAACTTGCATATCAGATTTCGTAAAATTTTGTTTTGGATTTTTTGGTTGTTTAAACTGAATTATTTTTGCTTTGGACATCATGTAATAAATTACAGTAAATTGTGATTTCGTCAACCACAGTATGATCTGCACACGATAGACACCAGTCAATTGCTCTCCTGATGTCATCCATTACAATACCATTTCCTGTCCAATTAGATCTTTTTCTTGTAGTTTCATTGTCCATCCTATCCGGACTTATTAACGTGCATTTGAAACCTACTAAATTTTGTTTAAATGCTTGTGTTATCTGTTTACTTGCATGTTGTAAAGCAGACTTTGCCACCCTATAAGTTTCAAACATAGGATCTGGCGCAACAACATGGTTTGCCGCTACACTGCCTATATTAATGATATAACCTTTTTTGTTATGGTCTTTCCATTGTTTGTATATCTCATGTAAAAGATTAACTTGTCCAAAATTCGCCCAAGGTTCATGTGGTGGACCATCAAATGCATTATTAATAAAAACATCATAATTTAAACTATCTATTGCTATTTTTTCGATGTCTTTTTGTGTAACAATATTAAGTTTTGCACTAGTCCTGCTGACATCATCACCATTGTATTGTTCCTTTAGATGTTTACCCAATCCTTTTGTGCCACCAGTAATTAAAAATCTTTTATCCATTGTTATTTCATGTTGATCCCATACTTTGCTAAGTTTTTTTCCACATGTAAACGCACATTCAAATATTCTGCCATTATCTAAATTTTTATTCCAGCTGTCCACAAGATCGGTCCAAAAAGGATTTTGAAAAATTTCATCCAATGTATGATTGTTAATATTAAGTGAACTAGGGTTATGTGAATCTATAAAATTTTTAACTTGATTGACTCCATTCACTGTGTGCAATTTATTGGAAGATGGTGTTATGCTAGGATCGTCAAAACGCATATCATAAAGATTGTGTTCGAAAAAGTTACATGGCAAAACAAGTCCTTCTGCAGTAATTGTTACTTTTTGGCCAACACAACTATCACATTTAATTGCAGTGCTATCAAAATAATTGTAAAGATTATCACCATATTGTTTTTTTAAAATCTGCAAGTTGTTAACAGATCTATTTTTCTCACTATCAAGTGTAGTTGGTTCTAAGTAATATTGTAATTCTCCCTTTTTATCATTAACTGGCCATTGGTCAAGTTCCTCCATTTTGCTTTGATCAACAAACCTGCCAGTTTTCCTAAAATTTATTTTTGAGAATCCAATCATTTTGGACTTTTGTTTAGCCTGATCGATTTGATGTTGATTGTGCTTAAACACAATATAGTTCCATTCTGCTATTCCACCCATTCTAATATAAGCAGATGCATTATCTATTATCTTTTCGAAGTTGGTATTTTTCCTATATACATGATTTGTATCTTGCAGTCCATCTATGTTAAAATCCACCCTGCCGTTCACGCCTATTATTTCAGCTAGACTCATCCACCAATCTTCGTTATGAGCTGATCCATTGGTATGAATGTAGATGTATAATTTTTGACTTTTGGATCTAAAATCTGCAACTATGTCTAAAAAATTAGGATGTGTGATAGGATCACCATAACTGCCACAAAAAAATATTTGTCTAATATTTTTAACAAGATCAGTTTGAAAAGTATTTTTTATTACTTCAGGACTAAGATGGCAAAGCGGCATCTTTGGATTGACTTTGCCGCCTAAAATGTTTCTTGGACATTGAGGACATGCCGCATTACAGTGGGTGGTTATTCCTAGTTGGTATTCCTTAATTGTGTTGATGTTAAACATAACATATTATAGTTAACGTTTTCTTCCTCTGAATGTTATTCTACCCTTGGTCAGATCATAAGGAGTCATTTCGACAGTGACTTTATCACCTACCAACATCCTAATTTTAAACTTTTTTAGTTTGCCTGCGGTGTAACACAACACCTTGTGTCCATTTTCCAGTTCCACCATGCATCTTGATTCAGGGAGGAGATCTGTTACAATCCCTTGAAACTCTATATTATCTTCTTTACTCAATTGTTTTCCAATGTATAGGAGTGTTGATATCTTTGTCGTGTGATTCGATCACCTTCTGTATGTCCTTGGTTGTGAACAGGAATCCAGAATTACTTAAACGTGGCCTATTGTTTTTAATGTGCCTGTTAGTTTGAATGTTTATAAGTTGGTTGAATATTTTTGTAGCCAGTGATTGGGCATATCCATTGTTGTTCGCCTTCATGCGTTCTTGGTTGTATCCTTGAAGTCCTCTGCTTTTTTAAATGTAACCACTGTGACAACCACTGCTATTATTATCATAAAGTGCGCCACGACTGTGTATCCAAATATAACAAAAGAACCAAAATAAAGTGAAAATGTAATACACCACATCCATGCCAAAAGTTGTATCACTAGGTGTCTTACTTGCATGTCTTTAATATGTCTTAATGGATTCCAATTGGCGTCCATTATGCTATTCCATAGATTGTAAACGTATTCTCTCATTTTTTAACTGTACCCCATCCACACAGTGTACAGCCATCTTCTGTAATGTCAATCTCACATGACGGACAAATTATTTTGCTATCCATGACCAAACTCCTTTCGCTGTGCTTCTGTCACATCCACCGCCTATGCCGCCTGTGCAATCCATGTGGTGATAAAAAAATTTTGCTGGTTCAAAAACTAATATCAAAACAATCAGCACAACACTAATTATCATTGCAGTTACAAACGGCTTCATATTTTTTCTCCTATCTCAAACCCCCTAAAAGTTTTAAATCTAGGGAACCTTAGTGAATAAGATCCATCTTGATTTTGTGTGACAGCATCACCTCTTACTTCAACCAATTGGTTCATTATTTTATCTTTTTGTTTCCAAAACTCATCTCTTTGTGCATCTGAAAATCCAGAGCCAACATTTACTTCAATTGTTTTATCACCATCTGTACCTTTGCACACAAAAGCACCTAATCTACCTTCATTTCTACCTGTGCCTTGTTCTATGTCCATCACGTTTAGAGTAACTTCAATGAAAGGTTTTGCCTTAAGCATGTGGTGAGATCTTTTGCACTCATATGGTGCATCAACATCTTTGATCATTACTCCTTCAAAGCCATTTGCTATTGCATCTTTGTTAAACTTTAAATATTTTTTGTAACCTTCTGGCGTATCTAAATTTACTTTGTGTTTTTCTAAAGGAAACAAATGATCAAACTTTTTATCCTTAAACAATGCATTAACCATTGCATCTCTATCCGCACAACCAAGTATGCTTTTGCCTTTATTAAATTCATCCTGTGATATCATATCAAACACCGCAAACTTGGCATCACTTGCTTCAACATTTTCTTTCCTGTGCACCTGCTTCATTAGTGCTTGAAAACTTTTGCTGACCATTTCACCATCAAGTATGGTTGGCACTTCAAAGCCAGGCATAATTTTTTCACGAATCTCATCTTCTACATGACCAAAGTTGTGCAACTGTTTGCCGTTCCTTGTGTACATGGCTACGGTGCCTTTGTCTGGATCAAAGAAAGCCAATACTCTGACTCCATCCAACTTGTAGTCAATAAACTTTTCACCATGCATTTTGTTGGCATGATTGGCAGAGTCATGTGCCAACATCACATCAAATGTGGGAATCACATACTTGTCCATTTTTAATTTTTTTGCAACATTGTTAATGGTCTTCTCAGACACACCACATCTCAAATCTTTGATCAATATTCTTCTGTACCAGTCATTCCACTGGTCACATGTTGCCATTTGCATTTTTTCAGCAACAATATCTCTGGCTTCATTGCCTGTGAAAAGGCGTGTGTTTAATCCAATCTGGAGATCCCAAAATGTTTCGTGATCAAGTCCAGGGCCGTCTTTTGATAATGTATCTACTTTTTGTATGTTAAACACATGTAATTTGTTTAATGCAATGGACACTCCAAGAAAAAATTCGTCATTGCCTGCCAGCATTTCACGTGCAATAACACTTTCTTTGAATAATCTTGAATTGTCTGATTCTAGTTCTTGTATAATTTTGTATGGCTCAGTCATACTGTTATTATATGATATTTGGAAAATGTGTCAATCGGGGGCAAATACCCCCGATTTAATTAGATTTTTTGTTAGAATGATACAGACACACCCATTGCTTGAGTGATGTCTTCTGAGTCTAGATTGTAGTTTGCTTCAACATAGTAACCAAGATCTTTCCAAGTTCCTTTGTATCCTGCGCCTACGTTTTTGGACCAATCTGCTTCATCACCATCTACATAGGCAGATAGTGAACCGATTGACACAATTGACTCGTATGCTACTTCATCTGTTAGAGATGCATCCTGTGTTACCACAGTGGTCAGTGTTGCTTTGTCATTTACTGCAAATGCAAGTGAACCCGCATAGATGTTGTCATCTGTGCTGATTGTGTGATCCACTGAAACACCCAGTGTTGTACTGCCCACGCCTTGTGAGTATTTGGCCTGGATGGTGTCAAAATCAGAAAGATCTGTGTCAGTGTCAGTAAATTTACCTCTCACGGATAATTTGCTAATATTAACAATAACGCTTTCTCCTACATCGCTAGGATTTGCGATTGTATTCGCTCCAACTTCTTCAAGACCTCCACCAATAAAGATGTCGCCTTGATCACCGTATGAAACAGATGCTGTGTCAGTTAGATTTGCACCTATTGAATATTCGTCAAGTACAAATTGATCTGAAGCATTTGTCT